AACAATATTATATGTTATTTCCATCTATGGGAGGTATTCCTATAGATGAAAGTGTTTTTGAATGTGTAAATTCAAGTAACGTAATAACAGAAGAAATATTAAATAATAATTCAGTTTATAATGGTTCTACAAGGGCATTATGGGCGGTTTCAAATTTCGGGTATTTTAAAAATAAAACAAAACCAAAAGTAACTGAAGGAATTCTTAGGTTTGATGTCTATGTTACAAGAGCATTAGAACAACTATTTTCTGTATTTAGTAAAGAAATGTTAGATAAGTTTGAAGAAAAGTTTCTATCATTTTGTAATCCAAAACCAGTAGATACGGATTTAATATTAGAAGGAGAAATCACAACACCAACATATTATGACGCAAATAAATTAAAAGATTTAAATTTTAGAAGATTACACACAGTTCTTAAAAGTTTATTTTTAGTAAATAAAACTGGAGTAACTTTAGGGGGTGAGGATGTTGATGGGAAAACGTTAGGTGAAAAACAAATAATGGAGTTTTCAAAATCAATGAAAGATTTTCTTTCTTTTGATTGTATTATAAAAATTGGAAACCCAGGAAAATTTGATAGGTTATTGTTTAACTCTTTTTCAAATCTAACCACATTTGTACCCGAAAAAGACAAACTAACATTTGCTCCCTATATAAAAGGAGCGTTACCAGGAGATGGAACAAACGTTACGTTATTACAAAGTATTACACAAAACCCAAGTGCTTGGAATGCGTTGAGATTATATTTAGGTTTTTCCACAATACCTGGTGTTGATTACGAAAACCAATTAGATGTAAACTTCCCATCTACATCAATTGCACCACCAACACCAAATGTTACAACATACGCACCACCTGTTGTTAGTGGAACATCTAATACATTTAAAGACCTTTGTACGAATCAAATTTTTAATGTAACAGACCCTAATAATTTAAGTACAGTTGCTAACAACTATACAAATGACACTGTTTGGTATTTGAAAGTATTGGATAATAGTGGAAGTCAAAGAAACTTTTGTGCCACAAAAATAACAAATGACACAGGTGTTACAACTAATTATAACTTATTAACTGAAAGTAACACACCACAAAGTAACACAAATCCAGCATCTTACTGTCTTTCGTTTTTTAGTTCTTTAGTTAATTGTCCAACAAACACATTAACAAATTCAGTTCAATTTAAACTTGTCGGTGATTCATCATCAATTATTCCTGGGTTAGATACTAACTCTATTTTAAATTCAAGTTACTTTAATATTGTAAAACCAACAGGTGGATATCAAGTTATTCAAATAGTAGGTGATTCTAATTTTACAAGAGATAAAATAGGTCAAATATTATTCTATAAAGCAAATACAGATATAACAGATATAACAAACATTGTACAAAGTACTGTAAATATATCAACTGACACAAATGATGTATATGTTTGTGAAGTAAATAACAATACATCAGGTAACTATCAAATAGTAGTAGAATACTTCCCTAATGGTCCAACTGATTTAACAAATCCAATTAAATTAATCGCACCAATAATAACTGGACCACCACAACAACAAATTGTTGCGACATTTAATAATACTACCCCACCTGTTGTTCCATTACCTGGGTCTCCAAAATCATATGTTGCCGATTTCTTCATTGATATGGATATTGCGTTTACTGAAGAATATGTTAAAACATTGGCACCACTTATTAGAATTTATGTTACACAAAAAATAAAAGACCCAACACTTAATAAAGTTAAATTCACATCATTAATAAATCAGTTTTTAACTGACCAACAGGATTTACAAACAAAAATGTTGAATGAAACATTCACAAGTTTAAATAAAAATCTAAAAGAAATTAGTGTTAATACAAATGTTGTTGCAAGTGCGGTGTCAGGAGATGTTGGAAAATTGACATTGTATAACACATTAAAGGCATTTAATGATAAATGGATTGCAGGTTCTGATTTAAAATACGTAACTCTATTTGAGGACTTTTTGTTTATGGATAGGGCGAATAGTGATATCGGAGATGTGTATGTTGTAGATATAGACCAAATCATAAAAAGGTTAGATGTAAAATCAAATCCTGATATGAATTTGATGACTGTTGTAAGTAATATATTGAGTGACAATCAGTTTATGTTTTTTGCAATGCCAGCATACATAAACTTTTATGGTATACAACAAGCAATTAAAAACGGAAAACCAATAGATATTGATATTCCAAACTCTTTATTTGGTACATATTTAGAAGTGGACTACACAGATTCAAGTCCAAAATTCTTATGTTTATATATGGGTAACCCTTCCGAATACCCTAAACCAAAAGAAAATTCATTTATAAGATTTGACGATGATAGTTTTGATTTAAGAATTCCTGATAACCCACTAAGAATATCAGACCCAAATAGGGACTATTCAAAAACTAATAGAGTAGTTGGTTTCAGTGTTGACTTTGGAATCCAAAACCAAAGTATATTTAAGGAGGTTGATTTAGATATGTCTGAAATGAAAAATACTTCAGAATCTTTTAAAGTGTTTGCTGACATAGGAAGTTCAGTTGCTGGAGACAAAGTTGCACAACAATCCGTGTCAATGTACAGCATATATAAATCAAGGTCTTATAGTTGTGGAGTATCGGGTATGGGATGTGCAATGATACAACCAACAATGTACTTTGTTTTAAGACACGTACCATTGTTTTATGGTCCTTATTGGATTTATGAAGTAACACATAACATTAGCGAAAACGCATTTACCACTAATTTTAAAGGAACTAGAATACCAAAATATAGTTTACCAAATGTTGATAATTTAGTTATGAATACAAATGCTAAATTATTACAATCATATAAAGAAAAAATTAAAACAGAAAAAGTAGTAACAGAAGAAGAAAAGAAAATTACAATAGACCCTGTTATTACTCCGGTAAGTGCACCAACAAATAAGTGTGTTGAAGTAACAAAATACCAATCACTACCATTTGTGGATATTAGTAAAACTATTTTTACATTAGAACAAGTTATACCATTGATTAAAAATGCAACAACAGATAATAAATTACGAGCATTATTATATGGTTTAGTAACAACAAGACCTTTAAATTCATTTAATGGTGCTGCAACAACCTTTGAAATTAGTAATTTGAATTTCTTTGAAATATCTACCGAAAACAAATTCAACGGGAGTATGGATACATACTTAACTGAACAAGTTTGTATTGATGTTCAAGGAACAACAAGAGCGTTTGCAAGTTTTACGGCAAATACAACATCATTTGATTTTATGGTTTCATTCTATACCCAAATTTTACCATTGATAGAAAACTTAAAAACATTAAATACTGACACAAACATATATAAAGAATATGGTAAAGCATTGGCACAAATCGCAGTAACTACTTGGGAAACTGCAAGGGCTTTTGGACCACCACTATTAAGTGGACAACAAATAAAAGATTTGGTTTTACAGGAATATAATGATGGTAATTTCGCGACCTACCCTACTTTAGTAGAATTATATACTGTTGCATATCAAGCATTTGAAACAAATCAAATTTAGTGCATATTTATATATAAATTAAAAGTTATGAGTAGTGTAAAAAATTTATTGGATGATTACTTGAGAAAAGACACAAGAATCAGTGAAAGACAAATAGATGGTGACCATAAACAAGTTTGTGATTTGGACACAGGTGATTGTTATACAATCAGAATGAAAGATGGTTTGATTGAAAGAGTTGATAATACAATTAAAACTAATAGAACATTGAGAGTTGAAACACCTACAGGGGTTAAAACACTTTTAAACGGTTAAAAAATATATTACAAAATGAATGTAGATAAAAAAATATTAGAAGAACTAAGAAGATTTAACCAAATTAATAACTATATTAATGAACAAGATGCTCCTGTTGGAGAACCTGAAGGGGTTTTACCTCAACCTGCAGATGACGCTGCTGTACCTCCACCACCAGCAGACGCCGCCCCAGCAGCTGACGCCGCTTTAGCCGCTGACGCTGCCGCACCACCGGAACCAGGGGCAGATGCTGCAGCACCTGAAGGAGACGCAGCACCAACCGAAGTTCCTGAACCAATAGATGTTGAAAAAGACCCTGATATTGAAGAAGTTGGTGATGAAAAAGAAGGTGAAGAAGAAACTGAAGAAGTTGACATCACAGATTTAGTTACTAGTCAACAAGAAATACAAACCAAACAACAAGAGTTTATGGATGGTATGTTTTCTAAACTTGATGATTTAGAAAAGAAATTACAACATATGGATGACATTATGAATAAAATAAATTCATTGGAAACCAAGTTTGATAGATATAGAGATAAAACCCCTGAAGAAAAACTTATGTTAAGGTCTTTAGATTCCTATCCTTATAATCAAAAATTGACTGACTTTTTTGATGACAAAAAACAAGAAATGGAAGAGACAGGTAAAAATGAGTATGTTCTAACATCTGACGAGGTTGAAAACTTTTCACCAAACGAAGTAAAAAAGACATTCAATTCTTACGACCAAGAAGATGAAGAGTATTAAATAAAAGGTGTCAGAAGACACCTTTTTTATTTTATAGGAAATTTGACTTTTTTGAGTTTATGACTATCTTTTAATCAGATAAAAGAGTAATAAATTTTAAAAAAACAAATTATGTCAAATTCATTAGATGCTGTCTTAGCACAGTATGAAAAAAATTCACAACCTGCAAGTCCGCAAAGACAAAACATTTCACAAGAAGACAGATTGAAAAGGTACTTTTCTGCAATTCTTCAAAAAAATGAAAAATCAGCACAAAAAAGAATCCGAATTCTCCCAACAAAAGACGGCTCATCACCATTTGTTGAAGTTTGGTATCACGAAATTCAAGTTAACGGACAATGGGTAAAATTGTACGACCCTAGTAAAAACGAAAACGAACGTTCACCACTTACTGAAGTTTATAACGAACTTATGTCTACAGGTAAAAAAGAAGATAAAGATTTGGCCTCACAATATCGTTCACGTTTATTTTATATTGTAAAAGTTATTGATAGAGATAACGAACAAGATGGTGTTAAATTTTGGAGATTTAAACACAACTATAAACAAGAAGGTGTGTTAGATAAGATTCTTCCTATTTGGAAGGCAAAGGGTGACCTTACAGATTCTGAAAAAGGACGTGATTTAATTATTGAATTAATTAAAGCAAAAACACCACAAGGAAAAGAATATACTGTAGTTCAAACAATTATGTATGATGACCCCGCACCATTACATTCTGACAAAGGTATTATGGAAGGATGGTTGGAAGACGAACTAACTTGGAATGATGTTTATTCTAAAAAACCTGTAGAGTACTTAGAGGCTGTTGCTGTAGGAGAAACACCAATGTGGAATTCTGAACTTAAGAAATATGTTTATGGTGATGAAGCGGAAATTCAATTAGGTGGAAATCAAAAAACTGAAACAAAAGTTGAAGACCCACAGGCGAACGACGAACCAAGTGAAGATTTACCATTCTAATAAAAAAAATATGAACAAAATTGCACAAAAAATGTATGAAGCTCTGACCTTGAAATATAGGTCAGAGATGGCAGAAGCGGAAGCAACACTTTTAGTTTATTTTAATAATCCTGTTGGTATTGGAGAACACCCACAACATTTAGAAGAGATGGATAAATTTGTTGAAAAAATGACAAACGCAAAAGATAAATTAGAAATGTTAGAAAGAGTCTACAAGTACAATTTACAAAAAGATGAAGTATTTGAAGTGACTGAAGAAATGTTAAAATTATTAAACAAAACACAAAATGGCAATAAAGAAGAATGATTTTAGTTCATTAAAAAAGAAATTTTCCACATCGGCAAAATATAAACCGCAAAGGTTTTTTGATTTGGGTGGTGAATTTTTAGATGCTGTTGGTTTACCTGGACCGGCAATCGGACATATTAATATGTTTTTAGGGCATTCAGATACAGGAAAAACAACTGCTCTTGTTAAAACGGCAGTTGATGCTCAAAAAAAAGGAATTCTTCCTGTTTTTATTATCACAGAACAAAAATGGAGTTTTGAACACGCAAAACTTATGGGATTTGAATGTGATGAAGTGATTGATACAGACACAGGTGAAGTTGATTGGGACGGGTTTTATATTTTTAATAATAACTTTGATTACATTGAACAAATTACAGATTACATTAACGATATGTTAGATGCTCAAGAAAAAGGTGACTTGGATTATAGTTTATGTTTTCTTTGGGATTCTGTTGGGTCTGTTCCTTGTAAAATGACTTATGAAGGAAAAGGTGGTAAACAACATAATGCATCTGTATTGGCCGACAAAATAGGAATGGGAATTAACCAAAGAATATCAGGTTCAAG